ATATTAACTGTTCTAGGACATAAACATCCAAAGATATTTATTAAAGACTGTTTCATGTGCATAAAAGGAATAGGACTTTTACCTATTACTTGAATGGAAGTTTGTCCTGTAAGTCCAAGTTCTTCTACGATAGCATTCCAATCATCTAAATGCTCGTTATTATAAATAAGACTTGCAGTTTCTTCAATAATAAAAGTTTCTACTATTGTACTCATTTCGTTTGAATTATGTTGTAAGTTCATAATAAAATTTTAAGATTTAATAATTACATTATTTTTTATACATATTATACCCCAATCATTAATAACATATCTTTGTGTTTGAACTGCACCTTCAGTTTGGGAAACATACATTACAAAACCTATAGAACTATTATATAGTTCATAGTTATCTTTAAAGTCTTGACGTTCTTTAGCAGTTAATGATTTAAATAAATTATCAAGAGTATCAGAATAAATATAAAAATAATGTTCAGTATCTACTTCAATTTTAACAATAACCAAGTGTTTTGTTTTAGTACACACTTTGGTTATTGTTAAATTTTCTACTTTAATATTATCATAATCAATTACCTTAACATTACTACTATAACTCCAATTAGGTTTTATAGTACGTTTTGTAAAAGGTAATATAAATTTTTCACAATATTCTATTTTACTATTCATAATCTCTAACTGTATTATCTAAGATATGAAAAGGTTTACCTTCTGCTGTCCATTCATAAAAAGAACAAGTTAACATCTTTCCTATATAGTTAGAAGAATTTCTTAATACTTCTCTTTTAAAAGCATCATCACCTTTTGGATTCACACTAAATCTTAAACCAGTTTTAGTAATACATACAAAATTACCTTTTGAATCATCTTTCTCTTGTGGTTCAATATGAATAATCTTAAATTCACTACTAATAGTTCTTTTAAGTTTAGTCATATCTTGTGGTCTTTTACCAAAAGCATAATGCCCAGTAAATTGTCTAAAAATAGTACCTTCATAACCTTGTGTAATAAACATATCAGTGGCTAATTGAGCAACTACATCATTAGTCACTTGAATAGTTTTAATAATTTCAATAGGACAATTAAGATGGTTTTCTAATTTAGGTTTAATATGTTCTTTAATTATATTCCAACGTTCTACATTAGTTTTACCTTCTATAGCAATATCAAATAAAATAAAAGTTACTCTAGGTGTATTAAGATTAGGTTTATTAATAGCGGAACCAATATTCTGAAGAAGTTCTTTATGTATATAAAGTTCTCCATCTAAAATTAGTTCCATACCATTATAATCAAATATATCAGGATTCATATTAAAAAAATCATTAATATGAGAAACATTATATTCTTTACCTTCCTTACTTTTCATAATGGCTCTATCAGTATATTTAACAGTGTTACGTACACCATTAATCTTAGGTTGAGCCATACAAGGAAATTTAGTAATAATACTATTTTTCTCTTTTTTAACTTTAGGATTTTGAAGATAATAATACTTTCTATCATCCCATACAGTTCCATCAGGTGCTAACCAATCTTTCTTACTTCTGTAATATTGTTGAGCTTTCATAGGTTTAACATCACCTTGTGCATCAGTACGATTTTTAGGTAGATGAAGTTTTAAAGTATCTTCTAGATAAGCAGGATTAAGAGTTAATACTTGTTCAACTCCTAAATCTTCTATACTCATATAACCTCTTTTCTTTTGTAATCTAATCTTACTTTCTGCATCAGCAATAGCTTGTTCATACGCATTAGTTTCATTAGCTTTACCAATGTTTTTGCCTTTAATGTTACGTTGCCAAGTTAAAACTTGTGCACCATTATATTCTCCATAAGATATACTAATATCTACTTGAGAACCGCTTTGTACTTCAATCTTCCATTGAAGAATTTTTTCTTTACTATCTCTAGAATATAGAGTATCAAATGTCTTTATCATTTTCTTTGAGTATTAATTTGTTAAGTATAATTTTATGACTTTCTCTGTAACCTCTAACATAAGTACGTTTATGCTCGTTAGGTCTTAAACCTTTATTGAAATCATCTAACATATTTTTATATTCTGTAACAGCTTGTTTATCTGTAATTTCTTTACCAAGATATTGAGACATATCTATAATTTCTACATTATTGATATGTCTTTCTTTATATATAAATACAAACATTGTAGTAATAGTTTTACTATATATTAGTTTCTTTTTAAAAGAATTTTTAATTAATCGAGCAACGGTACTATAATTCATATTATGTTTAGTTTTATTTCTTTTTTAATATTAGTTCCTAGAGGGTCGTGTCTGTTAAAAGTGCTACCAAATATAACAAAACAATTTATATTATCAGCTGTATTATAATAAGTATCTACTTCTTCTTTTGTACTATCCCAATCAAATAGTTTATCTACATCACCTATATATACATTCATATCAATGACTTTATATACAGGTCTATTCCAATCATCAATACCTTTAAATACGATATCAATAATTTTAATAGGTTCAGGATTTGTACTCATAACTAGTACATTTAACTATATTATCCTCTCCTCTTCCATTTCCAAAAAGAATGTAAGAACTATCACAAGTTGCAATATGAAATTTACAAGCATCACAAAGATTCAATTGACCTTCTAGCTTTTCTTTTATTTCAATACAAGCGTTTTTAGTTTTACCTCTAGTTGTTTTAGAGATTATTAGCTCTAATTTAGTAATTATAGTGTTCATTGTTAAATTTTATTTAAGAGTTGTTTTCCAAATAGGTCTTGTATCTGCATAAATTCTAAATACAAGTTTACGTTCTTCTTCATCTTCAATAGGCGTAAAAAAACTATTATTACCACTACTAACATGAAGTCTATCATCATCTTCAATTAAAGGTTGAAATAACATAGTTCCATCTTCGCCTTTATAACCGTTAGCTAAAAAATCTAAGAAAGTTTTAAGATAAGGGTCAGTTCTATTACCAACATCCCATCTTTTTCCATGACCTTCTTTAGTATTATCAAAGACATTTTTAACAGTGTCAAGTAACTCTAGTTCTATATATACAGGGTAAGACTTTTTAATAACTTGTCTTACTCTTTCCATAACATCAATAGGTACTTTTGATACTACATTATAATAAGTCGCTTTTAATTCATGTACTAATTTATTTCTTATAAAAGGATTTAAACCAACATAAAAATCTTGACCTTTAATAATATGTTCTCTAGGTTTTCCAGCTTTGGTATCATTAGCTATTACTTTCTTAGTAGTATCAAAGTCACAAAGAATGTATTTAAGAGGTTTTTTCTTATTTCTTTTAGGTACTTCTTCTTCAGCAATAGTACTAATGTTATTAGGATATTCCCAAACAGTAGCATATATTGTATCACCTTTAAACCCTAGAATAACATATTCACTTCTTAAATGTTGAGGTAAAACATTTCCATTATTTTTTATAATCTCATTTTTAAAAATAGGATTAATATATTTTTGTAGTATTGTTTTACTTCCACATTTAATAGTAGTATCATTCCATTCATAGTACTTTTCTCTTTGAGCTTCAGAAACTCTTATGCTTCTAATATATTTAGGAATAGTAATAGAAGCAATAATTTTACGTTCTACCATCATCTAATTTATTAAAATCACTATTAATATCAGTTTCCCAAAGAATACACCATTCTTCATTCATTTGTCTTAAAGCACTTCTTACACTTGAAGCAGTATCTTCACAAAAGTTAATAAGCCAAGCACTTTCTTCTTGTTGTTCTTCTGTAAAGTTATAATCTCTATAATGAAGTTTTCTTCCTTCACCTAAATCATATCCTTTAAAAAATCCAACATAATCAGATAATGCAGGAGTACTTACTTCAGAGGTTACTCCTACTTTTAAAACATTTACACAATCAATATCCCAAATAATACTTAATTTTTCTAAAGTTTTATTTTTCTTAGCTTCAAATAATTCATCTTTTTGTTTTGCAGTAATAGCAGTTAAATAATAAACAGTAGAAGTATTTTTTCTAGTATTTGTAACAGTACTTAATTGAATTGTTTTCATAAATAAAAAGTTTATTAATAAGTTAGTTTTTAGGTAAATATTTTTTATAAGTTGTTACAAGAAGATTTCTACCTAAAGTTGTTCCATGTTTTTGAACATAAGCAGCAAAATCTTTTGCACCATAATCATTTGAACCATAACGTCCATTAGTAAGCATTATTGCAGGAATATTATAAGTTTTTCGTAGTAATTGAGCCATTCTTTGACCAGTTCTATCATAATCCATACAACTAACAAGATAAGTAAATTTAGATTTCATAAATTCATAATCTCCTTTAGATAATAAAACACTTTCAGCAGAAGGAGCTACAGCTTGAAATCCAAAACTTCTAAAAGCAAGAACGTCCTTATAAGCTTTAGTAATAATTCCAACTTTACCTCCCGTTATAAGATGCTTACCCTGTAAGAAAGAGGAGTTTGTGTGAAATCTTTGCTCACCTTTTTTTCTATGAGGATAATATATTTTCCAATCTTCAACACCATTTTCGTCTTTACCTCCAAAATAACAATAAGAAGCGTCTTTAACAGTATATGTATAAATACGTGTAAAATTATATCCATCTTTAGATAAGTAAATTTCTTCAGCAGCATATACTTTACCATGATGTAAAAGATTTCTATCAACATTAAATTGTTTCCAATAGTCATCATCATGATAATTATAATCTCTAGGTATTATCTTAAATATAATTTTATTCTTTTTTTTCTTTTTACTAAAAAAATCTTTAGTAATAATATCGTAGTTGTGAACCTCTTTATTATCTTCGTATTTATGTATTTTAAAGTCTTTAGCAATAGTATGAATAATTAATTGAAAAGCTTTTTTATCTTTACTATCAATGCCTAACTTATAAGCAACAACATCAAAACAATCTCCCCAAAAATGACCACTAAAATCTCTAAATCTAAGTCTATCTTGGTTGTTATAATAAAAGCTACAAGTAGGATTTTTATCTTGTCTTAATGGAGAATTTAATAATGCACCTACTTTTATGGGAATACCTAAATAATATTCCATTATTTGTTCTTGGGTAACTCGTTCAAGTATATACCCTTTAGTTAAGGCAGGAAAAATTCCAAAATTCATAATAGTAGTTTTAGTATCAAAAAAAAGAGCAATAAGAATATATTGCTCTTTTTAAAAATAATTAGTTAAATCTTATTTATACTCTTCTTCAAAAGAAGGTAAATCATCTGTACTACCTATATTACCTATGCCTGGAATACCAGTACTTTTAGAAGCACCGTATGGCTCAAGTTTATCATAAGTAGTATTAATAGCAAGTAATTTACAAGGTGTACCATCTACTGCTTTTTCTAAGAAATTAGGAGATAAAGGAAAACCTAAGCGAGTTTTATAATACGTTAATTTGTAATATAAAGGAACACTTGGATAAACTTTTTTCTTCTTATCATCTTCTCCAGTAGTAATACTATTAAAGGCAAGAGCTATTTCATTAAAAAATTCTGCAAAAGTACTAGCAGTTGTACCAATACCTTTGTCTGGAAATCTACCAAATACGGCAGTATAAATGTGCTTAACTCTTACATTAAGTCCTTCAATCTTTTCTGCAAATTTACTATCGTTAGTTTCAATTTCCCATTCAGCATGAATATGCTGTCTATTGTCTTTATCTTTAAAGATAAATTGTAAAACAGGTACTTTTCCGCCATCTTTCTTTTCAAATTCAGGAATACTAACTACATTAACTAAATAAGCAATAGGAAAAGCCCATCCCGAAGGAAATTGAGCTTTATTATCTGTCTTAGTTGCAACTAATAGTGGAGCACTATTAGTAGCTTTAGTATCTGTAGTAATTCCAAACATACCTGTTGATTTAGGTAGTTCTTGTGCTTTTTCTTTATTTTCCGACATGATATGTAAAATTTATTTAAGTATTATTATTAATAAGGGTAAAAAAAGCGATTACTTAGTTAAGTAATCGCTTTTGATTTAAAATACTAAAATCTTACATTTCAGAAAACTCATCGCCTTCTTCTGCATCATCTTCATCTTCAATAGCAGAACCATCTTTACGAACTCTTGTTTGTTTTTCAACTTTTTCAGAGAAAGTAAGAGGGAAATAAACTTTTTCTTCTCCTTCTTCACCATCAGTAATAGCATTTTCTACATCAAGTGTAAAATGAGTGTTAGAGTTAGTATCCCCATTTAATTCTTGCCAAGCAGCAGCAGCAGAGAAAGTAAGTAAACCAGCACCAGCTTTATTAGATGCGGCAAGTTTTCCACCTAAACCATCACCACCTTTTACAGCATAAGCAATACCAGTTGAATCATCAATTACTAATTGTAAGTAATCTTCTGCACTTACACCCATAGCTTTAGCAGCTTCAGGAGTTACTTTAAATTGACCTTCAGTTGGTGCACAGATAATTTGACATCCTAAATCTTTTGTTGGACGTACATTCGTTAAGCTTCTAAATTTTAACATAATAAAATAGTTTAAAAATTAATTAATAAATTTGTTAATAATATATTTGATTGTTCTTCAATCCGTTATTCAGTTACTACATTAGCTATATGAACTTCTTCATTAGCATCATTAATGTAATAGTCATTACTTACTTCATTAGGAGAATAAATACCTAAAAGTAAATCATCTGCAATTTCTCTTGCACCAATAGTGAAAGCTCTAGCATCTAACATTCTTTTATAATATTTTTTCCATACATCCTTATCAAGTAAATCAGCAGTAGCGGCTTCCATAGTACTAAAACTACTTTTAGCAGTAATTTCTTTATATTTACCACTTGGTCTTTTAATCTCACGACTAAATTCATAAGTTGTTCTAAAACCTATAAGTTTCTTTTTAGTATCAGCAGGTTGTTCATCTTTTGTTCCTTGTAGTATTTCTTCAAATTTATCTCCTACATTTTTAACATAGCTATAAATTTCAATAGCATCTTCTATTTTCATAAAAGTAACACCATTATTTAAAAGAATAGCTTTTTGAATATGAACACCTAGTGTTGGTCTACCATTAATAGGGTATATCTGAGTAACAGATGTAACAAAGGGTAAACCTAGTTCTTTTCCAGTCATTAGAGCAACAACTACATCTTCTGGTTTTTTAAGAGGAACTAATTGACTTTTAGCTAATACAGTACCCAGAGCTAACATACGAGCAGGAGTACTAAAATCAGCATAATCTAAAGTAGCTAGTTCATCTTGAGTTAAAACAGCAGGTAAAGAATTAACTTCTTTAGATGGAGAAGGAGAACTCTTTTTAGCTACAATACTTTGGGTAGTTGCAGTTTCAATAGGTTCTCCTTTTAATACTTCTCCTTTGCCTGTTCCTGTTGTTTCGTTCATTTTAAGATTTGTTTCAGACATTAGTAAATGATTTTGTTATTAATTATATGATTATATTCATATTGCCATTTTTAATAACAGTACAAATATAACACTATTTTTGATAATACCAAATAAATTATGTAAATAATTACTAGATAGCATCTAAATTTTTATCTCTTTCGTCCTCATCTTCGGCATTGGTATTTAATTCTATAATTCGCCCATTTGATAAGTCATCAACGAGCCATATACTACCTACTTTGCCATGCCTAGCTTTTAGCTTAATTAAATGTATTAAGTTCTTTGTAGGTCGGTCTTGACTTCCGTATTTAGTTATCTTTAATAGTTGAGGTTGATGTATTACAAACACGTTATCACACGCATTGTAAAGCTGTCCTTGTGCGTATATATCCGATTTAATAGGATAGTGTAATGTTTTCGTTGTAATACGTCTAACGTCCTCTATGTTGTTATTAAGTTGCCCTAACAAATTAACCATAGCGTAAAAATCCTTTCTAATAGCAATAGCAGTTCGACCTACATTTGCCATAAGTTCTAAAGCAGAAGTTTCATCAAGAGTTTCAATTAATAAAGTATGGTCAAGATTAACAATAAATTTATAAGTAATACCTTTCTTTTTTCCTAAAGCAGTATAATAGTTATAATAATATTCTACAGTATTATAAATAAGTTTAATATTGCCTGGAGTTTCAAAGAATAGTACACTCTTTTTCTTATAATAATTTAAAGCAGTTTGTACTTTTCCTAATTCAGCATCAGTCAATACATTATACTCTTGAGTTTCTCTATTATATTCACTACTTAATATATGACCATAACTTATACCTAAATCTCCAGCAACACTTCTAAGTATTTCATTGTATGCAGACATTTCAAAACAGAAATGTAATACAATAGGAGTAAATTTAACTTTTTCATTAAGTCCCCCTTTCTTATAATCAAGAAAGTTATCAGTAAGGATATTAATAAGATAAGATTTACCATGTCCTGAAAGACCTGCAAAAAGATTTACAGTGTTAAATCTAAAATATCTACCCATAGCAATATTAAGACGTGAAAATTCACAGTATAATCCATACTGTTCTCCATCTCGTTCTGAAGTTATATGTTCTAAAGCTTCTTCAACAGCTTGAGCAGGGGTTTTATGAGGTAGTATAAGTTTTGTCATTAGAAGTCAGTTTCAGGTTGGTCAAATGAAGTGGTATTTACTTGTTCTCTAAGTTTTCTAAATATTTTCCATTGTTCAGAAGTTAGAAACTTATTAATACCAATTTTAATTAAATGATTATCTATACCATATTGAATATCTTTAATTACTTTTTGATGTTCTTTAACATTACCTAAAATTTTAGGTATGTAAATTTCTTTAAAGACTCTTTTATCCATAGATATTAACGGAATAGATACACCTTTATCACTATCAATGAAAGCAGGATAAATATCATATATTTCATCTACAGCAACTTCTGGAGTTACAAAAATATCTAAAATCTTTTCAGACAACTTAAAACCTTTTTCAGTTTGAAGTAGAAAGCCTTTAGTAAGTAAATCTTTAATAGCACTTTTAGCTATTATAGAACCTTCTTCTGTAGGAAAAGCTTTTTTATATTTTTGTATTAAATCCATTCTATTGTCTTTAAGTAAATGAAGTAATAGATATTGGTCTTGCGAAATCTTGTGAGTAACAAGGAAGTCTATATATTGGTCAATTAGTATCATATTATATATCGTTAAGTGTAAATTCTTTTTTGTCAATAGGTGTAAAAGAAATTTCCTCAACATTGTCTGCCCAATGTATAGTATGTTTAGATTCAGATTGTCTTTTTTGTAGCCAAACTTCTTCTTTACTATCAATAACATAAAGATTAACAAGTAATGCTACTTTATTATTATTAAATACATCTATACGTTTGATTCTTCCACCTCTTTGTTTATACTGGGTAAAATTCGCAGTACCACTAGTTGTGATACCTAAGCCTATATCTTGTACGTCAAACCCTTTATCAAGAGAAGAGGCGGTACATATGATACGTGCTATACCTTTTTTAATATGTTCTAAAGCTTGTTGTTTTAATCTTGTTTTACCAAACTTAATAAGTTTACCAGTTTTTTCACTAGGTAACATTATAGTTTCAAGATTAGAATGATAAACTACAGAACAATTATTATCTCGTTCATTTAGATATAGATTTAGTTTATCTGCAAAAACTGTAGATTGACTAAATATAATAGTTTTAAGTGTATTAAATCGTGCAGTAAGTTCTAAAGATACTTTAATTTTATTTTCACATCTATATAATAATTCTTTACGATTTCTAATAGCACCTAAAAGTTTTTGAGCATATCCAAAAATAAGATGTGGATTCCAAATATCATTAATTTGATTATCACGTGGATTATCTAAATTAAGATTTCGAGTCCAACCTTTATGACCTGCCCAACCATATACAAAATGTTCAGCAGAATAATGTTTTCCATTACTATGTTTTCCTCCTCCTAAACATTTACTAGCTAAATCTAATCCTCCTTTTCCAAATTTATTAATGTTTTCACTAATAATCTTAGATAACTCTTCATATTGTGTTCTTTCTAATTCAGTAAGAGTTACTCCTAAATTAAATTCAACAAAAGGAGATACATATCCCTCTCGTATTGCTTCTTCTTCATTAATCTCATCAATAATAGGAAATAAAGCTTGTAAATGCTTATGTCTACCTTTACTATCTCGATAAGTTGCTGTAAGTCCTAAGTTATTATCATACCTAATATAAGTACCATCAACAGCCTTAAAAAATTCTTCACCTAAGTAGTCATGAATTTCATCACAAATTAGGGTATTAGTTTTAATTTTAATTTTATTATTTACAATCCAATGTACAGTGAAGATTTCTATTCTACTAAGTTCTTTTTTAGTAAATTCTTTAGAAAGTATATCTGCCCATTGTTTTTGTAAGGCATCAGAAGGTACGATTACAACTATGTTATGTAATTCGTGTATTCTAAATAATCTTCTAATAATTAGAATAGCAGTATAAGTTTTACCTACACCTGTTGCATAGTGTAAAGTGCCTTGCTTGTCAAACAAAGCACCATATTCACTACTATTAAACCATTTATCTACACCAATTTGTTGTCTAGCAAGTTTGTTTTGGTCTATTTGCATTTAGTTTATACTTTTTCAAAATGTTCAGGTAAATAAGGATTAGTAATTAAATCCTTATGTTCATTAAGATATAAAACTTCTATAACCATATCTCCTAATTCAACTACTTTACAGCAATCTACTACAAAAGCAAATTTACTAAGTTTAGTTAATTCACTAGAATACTTATGAAATTTAGGTTTAATACATACTATGTCATTCTCTTCAAAAGTAGGAGTAAAATCAACAATACCTTTAGAAGTTTTAATAACTTGTAAAGTATTTGAAGGGGAGATACTTTTCTTTTCTCCACCTAAGTTTCTAAATTTGTTTTCCATTAAGTTTTAAGTTTTTTATTTCGTCCAGAATTTTTCAACATCATAATCTACATTCATAGTAACATTATGAAGATATCTATTACAAGTTTCAATCATAATAAGTTTCTTAATTTCAGGAAAAGAATTAACATTTACTTGTTTACCTTTATCATTAATAAATTTAAGATAACCAGTTTTATTCCATTCAACCCATTCATCAGACTTACCATTTAAATAATCAGGATGCTCATCTACGATTTCATCATGAACCCATGATAATATAGTTATTTCATTAGTTAAACCATTATCATCAATCCATTTTTGTAAATCAACAGTAGCTTCCTTAATCATATCTGCTTGAGTTCCTTGAATCTTCATATTACGAGCTTCACTCATTTCTTTAGCAATTAATTTATACCCAGTTTTTTCATCTAAATCTCCTCTAAGTAGCCTAATAATATTAGGAAACCAAGCACGAGAATTAGTTCTTTCATTAAGTATAAGATAACCATTAGCACGAGCAAATTCACTAGCAGCTTCAACCATTTTAAATACATCAGGAAACTCTCCTCTAATAAAGTCAATAACAATTTGACCTTCTTCTTTAGATATATTTAGAGTTTTACTAGCTTTTCCAGCATACATACCATAAATAACACCAAAAGTCATAGGTTTAAATGCAGTTCTAACTTTCTTACAAGTTTTATCTACAATATAAGTATTTGATAGACGGATATTAACATTAATTTCTTCAATTAAAGCTAAATCTTTATATTCTATACCATATCTATACCGTAATTCATCATGACGTTTAATAAGTTGATGGGCTCTATGTCGATATATTCTTCTCCAACAACTTTCAGCAACATAACTATGCATATCCCCTTTAGCTGTTTCAAGAAGTTTCATATCTTGAGATAAAGAACACATAATAATTAGTTCTGCACCAGATAAATCATGAGTACCAATACTATAACCTTTCTTAGATAAAAAACAATTTCTCATTCTAATAGCATAATCTGCTTTAGAAGGAATATTTTGAAAATTAGGTTTATCAGGTTCTAGTTTACCTCCACCACTTTGAAATCTCCCTGTATCAGCAAAACATTGTCTGAAAGCAGTATGAAGTCTACCTGTAATAGGATTTAACTTAGCAATGAAATTTGCACCGAAATTATTACAAGCAGTATTTAAACCTCTATGAACTAAAAGTTCTTCAATAAAAGGTCGCATACGAGTATCAGGAAGATAAGATAAATAGGTATGAAAAATATCAGCACCAGTTTGGAAACTATGATGGTCTTTATCAACTCTTTGAGTTTTTGTAAAATTAGGAATAACTAGTACATCTTCTTTAGTAAGTAAAGGTTCTTCTAATCTTCCAAAAATCTCCATAAGTTGAGTTTCACTACCATAATTAATATTATTAGGAGCTAATTCTACTTTTTTCTTAAGTCCTGTAAATGTTTGCTTAGACATAGATTCTCCAAATAAATCTAATACATTAGTAGTACCATCTTCATTAAATAAATCATTTTCAGGATTATACTTTCTAATGTTATCCCATTTACCTCCAATCATAAATATACGTTTATCATCAGAAAGCTTAAAAGTTGCATCTCTTAATTTACGTACTTCAATATCAAGTGCACATTCTACTTCAAATCTTTTAGTTAGATTTTCATTATAAATTTCTAACCATTGTTCTTTATTAAATTCAAAACCTGTTAATTCAGCTTTAGCAATAATAGGTATTAAAGGAAATTCTATATTATATACTAAATAGGTTATATTATATCGTTCCATTAATACCTCTTGCTTCTCTTTTATAGGGTATAAATGAATTATATCACTAGCACCATAATACAGATGTTTAGGTTCAACTTTAAATTTATGAACATCAATATCAATAAAAGTATTTCTAATACTCTTATCCATAGCATTAGGATATACATCAAGGTATCTAGTACATAGATTCTCTAGTGACATACTAAGTCCAGACTTCATGTATAACCTTTGTTCGGCTAACATAGTATCATAAACTTTAGTAATAGTTAGATTATCTTCTACTTTAGCAAATTTAATATCAAATTTAATATTATGCCCTATAAAAGTATAGTCTAAATCCATAATAAGTTTAAGATAAGAATAAGAATCAGCATAAGGGGAATGAAGTATAAATTGATGTTCATCATTACCTATAATTTTAAGAATAGTTCTATTCTTATACGCGTCTAATCCATTGCTCTCTACATCATAACCAATAAGTTTTCTAACACTATTAGTATTATCATATAGAAAATCTTTGAATAATATAAGAGTTTGGCTATTATCTTCCAATACTTCTATATTATCATAACATTTTTTACGATAACGTTTTAAATGTTGAGGTTCATTAGTTATGAAAAATATCATACTCTAAGTTTTGAAGCTTCAATACAATACTGATTAAAGCGTTTAATAATTTCTTTAAATGAGGCTTTTTTACCAGTAGTATTAAGCCAATTAGTTATATTAACTCCTACCCATTCTTTAAGACTGTAGTGTAAAATAACATTATTATTTTCATCTGTAGGAAACTTTAATAAGTACTCCTTTTTATGAATATCCTCTTCTATTATGAGTTGGATAGCGTCTGAAAATATATTAGAACGGTACATAATCTATAGTTTTTTTAAGTTCGATTCTTTTAAATTCTTCAATAGTTGCAAATGTAAGTAATTGTTCAAAATTCAAAGCTTGATTACTACTTAAACAATTATAATAAGGCAATATAGTTAGGATATTAACATCCTTACTTTCTAAGTATTGTATTAAATATGGTAATTGAAATTTTATAGTACTTTTTTCAATACTTTTTAATTTATTAGCATCTTTACCTAATACATTAAATAACCATTGTCTAAAATCTTTAAAAGTTTCTTTACTATCAGTATTTAATGTAATAAGTAATTCCATATTATTTTACTAATATTAAGTTCATGTTTCTTGTTCTACTTAAAGCCACATATATTAATCTTGCTCTTTCAGATACATCATAATTTTTATATAAGTTCTGTAAGTTAATAGCAACATTATCATAAGTACTTCCCTGAGATTTATGTACAGTACAACCGTAACCGTAATAAATATCTTTCTTACATAATAAATTACCCCATTTATTAGCAGGTAAAGTATCATCACGCAATACATTTACAAGTAATAAGTGACTATGTTTAAAAGCATAAAAGGCTTTCCAATAACTACCTCTTTTAGTAGTAGCAGCGTCAAGTTTTTCAATACATACTTCTTTAAAAGTATCTAAATTTGTATGGTCTACAATAAAGACAGTTCTTTGAGAACCTTTACTATTTTCTAAACGAACATGAAAACCTTCAATATTAAAACCACTTTTACCTTCCATTACATCAATAACAGTATAATCTTCACTATTTTCAAGTATTAAATTATTACTCTTATATTCTATAATACTAGTGTATCCAGTAAGTACTTCACCAATATTAACAATATTATCTGCATTTTCTCTTAGAAGTTTTTTTCTAAGTGCTAAACACCATTCTTCTACACTTTCATTAGTGTAAGATAAGAATTTCATATAATCTTTATTAACTTGGTATTCACTACTAAAATAATAAGGAAGTAATTCACTACCAAATGTAGCATCACCAAATTCAATATCTTTATTAGTAGGTAAACATTTAAATCCTTTTTCTTGTTCAACTCCATGTTTAAGTTCAATAAGTTTTTTAATACCATTTTCAGTTCCATATTTTACATCAGTACGTAACATCTTAAGTATTTCACTCATTGGGTTATCTTCTCCTTGTCTTACAATCGTACTTAAAGTACTCTTGTTTTCTACATCACTAAAGACCTTACTAATAGATTCATTAACAGGTGGAAGTTGATAAGCATCACCTAAAAATAATACACGAACTTTATACTTAATAGCTTTTTCACATATTAGTTTAAAAGCTTCTTTATTAAGCATACTACTTTCATCAATAATAACGTATTTAAAAAATTGTATCTCATCTTCTGCAAGAGGATTAAAAACAGGTTTATTAATATCAAAGTTATCCATATTTACATCAGGTCGTAAACCTAATAATTTCTGAATAGTTTGACTATTATAATCTGTAGCAGTTTGAATTACTTTTTTAGCTTTATGTGTAGGAGCAGTTACAGCAATTTTTGATGTTGCTATTTTAAGTCCTTGTAAAAATGCTTTTACAATAGTAGTCTTACCTGTTCCAGCAGCACCATCTAAAGTATATAGTAAATCCATAGATACTTTAATAGGTCTAACACTCCATTCTAACATATTATAGAGTGCTTCATTTTGGTCGTCTGTATAAATCATAGTTATCTAATATTATTATACATACCTATCAAGAATAGTTTTATTCTTTTGTTTGATAATAATATGTAGTGTTGGTTTATTATTTACAGTTGTATTTCTTAGCTTAAATACAAAGCCATTATCTAAAGTAAACATACTATGCCCTGCTCCTGCTATAACTTGTTTAAGATTAGCATTACTAATAAGACTTTGTAATTCTTTAGGTAATTCAAGAATTAAACCTGCTATACCATCAACAGAACCTTTAAAGTTTTTGTCAATCTCAACACTAAGAGAAGATTCAACAAATTCATAGACTTTAGTTTCTTTAGGCTTAACATTCTTACGTCTTTTAATAGTTGCAGGTTTAATAATTTTTTTAGTAGGTTTAGAAGTTATATCTCTAAATTTCATTTGTTGTAAAGTTATTTCTTTGTTACTAAATATTTATCTACCATAAAGTTTCCTTTATAGAACATATTATGGTTTATCCAATATACTTCTCTAGATTTAGTTCTAGCTATGTAGTTGAGGTCTATTAAATCGCTTAACCCTTTAAAGATAACAGAGGTATCAGATTTAATAATATCTGCAAAATCAGTAGCCTTAAATCTAAAAGAAGGAGTATTATATTCTATACAATAATATAAAATATATTGAAGTATAGTTTTAGCCATACTAGACATAGTATGATAAGCTGTAATATTAAGTTCATCATTAATAATAAGCTTAATATATTCATCTTGTTTAAAATATCTTTTACGGGCTAAAACTACATCTTCGCCATCACTAGCTTTTAATTCTTTTAAAGTAGCTCTTAGTTTAAGACCTTTCTTATAAAATGGAGAACGTTCTAAAGTGTATTCTTTTTTAGTAACCTTTGTCATTATCATTATTATTAATTTTCCAAAGTATATAAAGAACAATTAAAAAAGGCATTACAAAATTTATAAAAAGAAGAGTTGTAAATAGATTAGTCATAAGATTAATTATTAAATTTTGAATCTAAATAAGTAGGAGTATATGAAGGAACAGTTTTATTATTCCAACAGCTTTTAGTCCAAACATAAATACTATCATTATTTAGTTTTATTCTAATATCTCCATTTATAGCATCTTTTTGTCCTTCAAAATATGCCTGTTCAATTGTTCTAATGTATTCTTCTTTATATTCAGTTTTAGTATTACGATTATAAATAACATACATAACTAAAACAATCCATAAAATAAAACTAGTTAAAATAAGTATTAATAAATTTTTCATATTAATATAAATTAAGTTAAACAATTATAAGTAAGTAAAAGTCTTTGATAATCTTCAAAAGGTATTTCTTTAATATTATGAGGTAATTGAGGGTCAAGTGATATTCTAGTAATACCATTATTTAATACTGTACAATAAGTTAATTTATCTATTTGACAATAAACTATATGTATTATATCTTTTTTAGGATAATCATCTTCAAACCTATAATAATACATTTTAATTAGTAAAGCTTCATCTTCCATTTTGAGGATTTAATTGTTCATATCGTTTAATACGATATTTTCGGCTCATAAGAGAATGTAGAAAGTCATCACTTATTTCTTTGGCAAGTTCTCGTAATTGACTTTCTATTCCTCTATAATTTCTATCTACAAATAAAGAGAATCTTTCTTCTGTAATAGGATTAAAAATTTTAATTGTAGTTCTATTAGGTATAGCCTCTTTATATTGTAAATCTACACAATATTCTATAACCTCTTGTTGATATTTTATATTAATACCTATAAAACTATTCTCTGTATTTTTTATTTCTTTATTTGTAGATACCTTTAGTTTAAAACTATGAGTTCTAACACTAAATATAGTATAAGGGTATGTAGTTCTAAAAGACATAATTATATATTAAAATATGTAACCTATTCCAATAAATACTGAACCTACAAATTTAATAGGTTCATTGTACATTTCAAAATCAGTTCTACGTTGTAAATTATAAGTAAAGATAATAGGTGTTCTACCTTGTGCAAGACCTGGAACATAAAATAATATATCTCCATTTAAAGCATAAGTATAATATCCTCGCATCCAATGTTTATCAAATGATTTTGTAACAAATCTATAAATTACTCCTACTTCTATTCCAGCAGATAACTCTATTAAAGGGTCATAATACCCTGCATAAATAGGAACTTTAAATTGTGGTCCAAAACCTCCTCGATAATATCTAATATTAGGAAAAGCTTCAACTTTAATAGCAAATTGCATCCAATAATCTCTAGTATGCACTATACTAACTAATACATTAGCACCTCTATCAGGCTGAGATTTGTCTTCAATAAGTCTACTCCCGTCTATTTGAATAGATACCATATTATTTTGAGAATATGATATTATATTACATAGTAATATTAAGTATAAGAGCTTTTTCATTTCTTAGGTGATTTCTCTAGTTCTTTAATTTTTAACTCAATTTCTTTAGCTTTATTAGGATTCTTAGAATACCTAGCAAGTTGAGATTGTAAGCTTTTAAGTTTCTTTTGTTTAGTTTTAGGTAATGCCATGTTGTGAAAGTTATTTAGTTATTAATTAGTTTACTTAAAAGAAAGGGCAGTTTCGTCTGCCCTAAGTACGTTCTATGCTACAAGTCTAACTTGTTCAGCACTGAATAGGTTTATAACTTTGCCAGTTATAGTTTAATCATTCCCTATTTAATCCCTTTATGTTGCAAGTCAAAACCAAGCATCCCCTTTATTATATACGGCGAGGAGAGTATGATTCCCAAGAGAATTAACTTAGTTGGGTACTCTCCAATGTGGAGATGGAGGGAGTCGAACCCTCGTCCTTACAATTAAGTATTAACTTAACAGAAATAATATTAGCACCCTTTCTTATTACGCCTCTCGTTGGAGATTATCCGTTGCGGAAGTAATAAGAGTAGGGTCACATAGTTAATTATAATGTAGGTTATATCCTTTAACATTCTTCTAAATTCTATCTTTATTATATCAAAGATAATTAACTACTTGCCGAGAACTTCCAATAGTGTAAATAAAAGGTGAAGTTTTATGTAATAAGAGAACTGTATTACTACTTCCTTCTTATTACCACAGTTATTATTCACTAAGCAACATATCTCATACAGTTGCATCTATTCCTAAATTCATCACTTAGGTTACAGTTTAAAGACATAAGGATTTTGGTCTGTTTAATATTACTTTTGTTTTTCAGTTTGTTGTTTAACAAAAGCATTTAATCTATCTAGTCCATCAGGTAATTCCAAACAAACTAGTTTATTATTGTGATGATTAGCACATAACCAAACACAATGACCTTCATAGACAGCATAAGCACCATCTCCTAAATAAACTTTATTACTATTATCTTCTACCATAATTATAAGTTTTGTTTAATCCAATTTGCCATTGCAATACCATTTTTACCATCTGCTTCATTCCAATATTTTAATAATAAAGCTTTAACATCTTCCTCACTATAACTTCTCTTTTGTTGCCATTTAGCACCATTATAAAACCCATACCTACTAAATGCATTTAAATCATACCCATCTTCAACTATTCTTTTTGGGTACATTTTATGAGCAGCTTCTTCAAGTGTTTCTTGCTTTTCATGTCTAGTATTCATTTTACCTAAAAGATTTGATATTTCTTGCAATTTTTCAACAAGAGAAGTTTCTTGTTTAAGTTCTTCTTTTGGAATAATGATTTTGTAAATACTATAAATATTCATACCATCATCAGTTATATTTTCATCATCAATAACTTGAACAAACTCACAACTTGGGTTATTAACAAACCATTCAAGAAAATTATCATCAATAGCTTGTACACCATCTTTTATTAAATCTTGGTCTGTTGTTAGGATTATAACATTTTGTTTAGAAGAATATTGAGCACCTCCTGAATTATATAGTTTATTTAAAAACTTATCTAAATACCATTGTTCTATTCCTTTTTTAACATCTTCATCAGAAGTAATGTAGATATTTTGTGGAATATAGTATGGTAAATTTTTTGTTACTGAATTACTATGTAATTCTAATTCACCGTTGTTATGTAACCCTAACCTACTTGGTTTATCTGTTGGTAATATATGTATGTTTTTCATAAATTCTAATATATAGTTACTCTTTATTAACAGTCTTAGATTTTAATTTTTTTTCTTCTAAATATGCCATATATTTTTTACCATATTCAGTTTCAGTCCAAGCAATAATATCTGGTGGTCTTAATTCAACAACAAAATCAACAGCTATAATTTCTTCAATTCCTGTCTTATCTATTATCATTTGTATTAAAACATCTTTATCCTTGCTTACTAAATGCCACTCAAAGAGTATTATAAATAGCACATCTTTGAGTGGTAATTGTCTATTCTTGTATGTAACAAGTCTATCCATTAGATTTTCCTATTAAATGATTAAGTAAACAATCTATAAATAAAGCCCGTTGTTCATTACATTCATCTATAGTTGTATAATTAATATTTGTCCACCAGCAAAAACTTCCAACAAAACTTGGATGCTTAGTAAATTTACTAGTAAGTTTATTATCTACTGTAGGCTTCATTTTAAGAAACCACTCTATTACTTTCATATTAGAAGTAACATTACTTACTATAGTACATAAAAAAATATGATTGAGTAGACTTCTTTTTCTACATTCTTCAATCTCTTCTTTAACTTTAGTTAAAGCTCTAATAGCTTCAACTTTTTGAGCTTTAGTTAAGTTCATAATTCAGTTTTAATTTAATAATTAATATAGTTATTTTATAATTTTAAACTTGTGGTGTAATTCCAATGTTACTTCCATCTAGTTTAGTTTTAGGTTGGTTCATTAGTTTTACATACTCCACTTTGTATGCTATTAATACATTTACTAAAGCTTGTAGTTCATTAACTACTGAACTACTATGTAGAGGTGTTTCTATTACCAGCAGTTCTACTTTATCACTAATACGTTCTCTTATACGAGGTATAAGTATATTAAGTTCATCTAATCTATTCATAAGTTCTATGGATTAATAATTAGTATTTGATTTTGTTATTACTATTGCAAGTCCTAACATACCTATAAATATTATTAGTATTACTACTAGTGTTCTAAATATTAACTTAGGTGTGAAATGTTTATAAGGATTCATAATATTATTTAGTTTTATTAATTATTGCTTTAAGTTTATTAACATATTCAACATCTTCAGCATAATTTTGAGATAAATATTTAAAATAAGATTCTTTACTTAATCCTCTCAAATATGCAGATTGATATAATGCGTAATCTATTACTGATGCTTTCCATGTACTATAATATGCGTGTCCAAATTGTTCATCTATTGCAGTAGTAGGTCTATTCTTAGCGAGTTTCATACCAAATAAGTTATTTGATTCTCTAAATATCTTAGACCTTCCATTATTAGATTCTAACATTGCTTGAGCATATACTATGTCAGGATGTGCCATATTTAATAACACAATCTCTTTCATTAAGTTTTCACTACTAAATTTATCTTCATCAACTACTATAACTATCTTATCTTCATAAAATCTATTAATAGGAGTTTTAAATGCAAATGCACTTAGTATTATAAGTAGTAACCCAATTAGTATTTTATACTTTCTTAGAGTTATCTTCTCGTATGTAAGTTTATTAATGTTATACTTATATATCATGTTATTAGTATTAAGTTATATTTCCCTGTATAAATCAAGATGAGAGATAGTATATATTAGACTATGTAATTTAACACATACTCCTTTACCTTATCTAAAGGGCAAAAATACGAATTTTTATTCACTTATAATACCTTAGTAATCAATTAGTTAGTCCCTGTAGTCGCAAATATTGCCTGTCTACTTGCAAATATTGCCACTCCACAACTCATAATTACCTCATTATCAAACAATTATACTAAATTCCTTTAAGTATATTATATACATATTTAATACATATACTAAATATACCCAATGTGAAACCAGTTCCAATACTATATACCTATAATACTGTAATACTAATGTATATTTAATACTAATGTGAATGTATTACTAAAGGTTAATATTGTATAGTGATTTATAAGACTAGTATAAGTGTATAAGTTTATGGAATAGGTGTTGTAAGTGATAATGTGATGTTATATAAAATGAATGGTTTAAGACTAAATTTGTAATATGGTGAAAGTGATAGCTATAAGACTAGCGTAATAGCATACATACTTCAATATCATAGATAACCCCTTGAACTATGCATACCTCATAAGCAAACATGATTTAACTCATATTTACTAACGTATGTACTCTACATATTATAAATGTCATTATATAATACGTGCTACTACACTAACTCATAACCAACTTCACAACTAAGTATTGTATGTGAGTTAATATTTTAACAAAAGGTAACAAGTTGCTAGTAAAACATACCATTCTGATATGTTTGGCGGTACTAAGCAACTTGTTCCTTTACTAACCTAAGAAAGTTAGATTGTTTATCTTCTTGGAGATAATAAAGCTTTTAAGCCTGAATAAGCTATTATTAAAAAGAATACGCCTACTACTCTAATTAATACATTTGTTATAACTGTCATTGTAAGAGGTTGTACAAATAATAATATAAGTCCAACTCCTAAGGACATAAGAACTACTAGTATCATAAGTAGTGTTCTAATTTTTAATTCATCTGACATAAGAATAAGTTTAAGTTAATAATTAGTTTTAATCTTTTATTGCATATTTTATTTGAGCAATATGTAATTTATTAATACGGTCAAATTTACAATCAAGAGCAAGAATATCTATTTTACTCCATTGTATAGATTGACTTAAAGTTTCAATAATAACTCGACCAATATTGGCAGTTCGAGGTGCAGTGATAGTTGTAGTTTGGATTAACATAATAGTATGTGTATTATAAAGTTGTGAAATCTATGGATACATTAACGGAATACCGTAGTGCATTACGTGAGTGGCAACGATTTACTCTTGTAGTTCGTTGTTTTCTCACGTAACGTATTACGGTATTAGTTTAGCACTATTTTACTTTAGGTGCTTTAGGTTCTTCTTTAGCACTACCTACAATCTCTTGCATTACATTATCAGGAATGTCAAAAGCATCTTGAGTTGTAACACCTGTAACAGTTGAAGCATTAGAAGCTGACATACTATCAGATACGTCAAATCCTCCTGCTAAAGCAAGAGTACCACTAGCAAGAGCTGAAGCATTAGCACGAATAGTTCTTGCATCATTTGGTAATACGAAATCAAGGAAACCGTCCTCAACTCTAGTATTATCATTCTCATAAGGTAGTGTATCACCTACTGACACTTTACCAAATTGAGGATGTTTTGGGTCTGTAATGGCTCTACTATCTTTAGTAATAGCCCACATTTCCCCTTTCTTGTGATAAGAGATATTACCACTAACAGTTCCTCTACGAATATCACGAAGTACCTCAAGTACTTGTGGATGATTAACTGTATTAACAGATTCATCAACAAGATAACTGTTCTTCAAGTCTTGTAGGAACTGAGTGTTACTACGAACGATACTTGGTTTTCCATTTGCTAAATCAATAACAACTAAATTAATAGTGTTACCATTAGCGTCTTTAGCGATTTTGCGAACTTTCGCAATAATGATTGTTTCCATAGAACAATGGTTTTAGATAAGAATTAAATTAAGTTTACCGTCATGTTTTAAACGTACTTACTCAATAAGTTGACGGGGTACTTAAATGAGCAAAACTAAGCTATGGGTCTTATTGAGGGTGGGTCTACCTCTTAAAAACTTTCCCTCATTACATACAAAACATTTTCAAAAAATATATAAAATTTTTTTCACCATATTCCACATTACTTCCATCACCATTTACCTCATCATCAGTTACAACATTTACCTCATTAAGTACACCACCTCATCTTCCATTAACTCTTCCATTAAGTACACCATTAACTCTCCCCACTATCTCCAATTCCATCAGTTTACAGGGCAAAATCTCTTTAAAACTTGTACTGGTTTTTGGTGTCTAATCTCCATGTACAGACTTAGCCATAGGACGTATTGAACGTATTTTGAAAAGTTGATATAATGTATATATATAATATGGTGTAATCGTATAGGTCTTTAGAATGAGTTTTGTAAGTAAAAAAGTTTTAAATAGTGCTTTAAAAGTTTGTGTATTAGTAGAGTATTATATATATTTGAGTATCATAATTTATAAAAGAGAAGTGATGATAAAAGTCATTAATAACTACAAAGTTTGTAAGGAAGTGAAAAAGGTTATTTTAGAAGATAAAATACTATATGTTAATAGTGATAATAAAATACTATTAACAAGAAAAAATAAAAAAAGCAATAAAAAAGGTAAAAAAGAAAAGACCAAAGTTGAAGATATAATATTTCCTACAATATCTCCAATAGGTATGAAAAACTTTGATGAAGCTTTAAAGGATTACATAAGACAACAGAATATTAACAAATAAATATAAATATGAAAGAAACTATTGAATTATTTACTTCTCAAAGAGAGAGGTTAGATGCCCTTAAAAATGGTATTACATTACTTCCGAATACTAGAGGAAAATCATTAGCTTTTACATCCCTTGAAAAAGGTAGAATGTATATCGGTGAAATTTGTGGAGAACTTGGTAAAGAATATCCTTATGCTGATACTAAAAAAGCTACTACTGCTGAAGGAATACAAGAGGCTGTTGATAAAGCTACAAAAAGTACTCCTGCATTCTTAGATAAAGGTAACGAAATTGTTAATTTAAATGATTTACGTGATTTAATGGATAAAGAGGTTGATACCTTTTTAGTTAATATTACAAAACTTGCTGCTATGAAACCTAGTATTAAGAAGTTTGTAATAGATTGTAAAGTTAGTGAAGCATATAGAAGTTTATTAGAAGCTCGTATGTGGCTAGGTGTTAGATTAGGAGAGATTAAAGATGGAAGTAAATAAACTTACATTTATCAAAACTAGAGGATTTAGTAGAAGTACTATTTATATAAAAGTAAATAGTATTCTTATGAATCCTCTATTTGATTTATTACATGACTATCAACATATTGTTGAATCTTGTACACAACGAGAATGGACAGATGGTATTGAAGGTGGATTAAGTTATGAAATAGATACCATTGAAGAATTAGAAGAATTTAAAGAAAATAATAATAAACTTAAAGAATTAAAGTATGGAACAGAATCCTAAAGAAGTAGTTAATGTTATCGAATTAGTAGATAGTTTTATAACTACGTTAAACAATGAATGCGTTAAGCATAAAGTACCTAAGGTATATGAATTAAAACTTATAAATGGTGCAACTCAAGAAGCATCTCCTAGAAAATGTAAAACTCTTAGATTTACAGTAGCAGATACTAATACAAATGAAAGACTTACTATACTAGGATTAGATTATCCTTTTAATAATCCTGCTGAACTTTTATCACACCCTTATAAAAGACACTTATATAGAGAATTTTTATATAATTGTGTTGGTATTACTGCTTTTAATTTAGAAGCTAATGTAAAACATAAAGAAAGGGAGAAAAGAATTAAAGAAGTAGAACTATTGGCAAGTCAACCTGTGACACCAGATGAAGCTTTTATGCCGACTATGAGCGTAACTAAAGATACAGAATAATGAAACTTGACGAAGTTACAAAAGAGATAGTAATAGAGATACAAAATACCCTTAAAAAAGAGGGTACTGTTATTTCTATGGAAGAAATTGTAGATGTTGTGGAAAGTCAATTTATTACTGCAAACTTAGCGTTTAAAAAAGGATTAGATATTAGGTTACCTTTGTTTGGAACATTTGTTAGAAAACATGGGCAAGAATTAGGAGAATCTGCTCAAGAGTTAAATAGAATGAAAGATAGCATAAGTAAAGAAGCTTTTGAACGTAAGACTCTAGAGAATAAAATGATTAATAAAGAAAAGCGTAAACAACGTAAGAAAGAAATGGTAAGAGTTACGTTTGATGTGCTTAAAGAAACTAAAGACAAAGTTGGTGTTAAAAATAAATTAGATAAATTATTATGAAAGATGTTACAGATATATTCTTAATAAATGCCGATGGTGTTTTAGAAGTAAACAAAATAGAAGCTAGAAATATTCCTGAATTTAAGGAGATTTTAATTAGAGATAAAGGAGGTAAAGTTGATGGTGATTATGATGGTAGAAGAAAATTTTTTGCATTTAGGGAATTAATGTTTATATACTTAACTGCCCATCCTGCTTCTATATATAGAGATTTACCCGATAAAATAAGAGAAGAGAAGGCTAGAAAAGATTGTAATCTACCTGATACTTGGAAAGTAGATAAACTAATAGAGGATGCTAAAGCTAAGTTTATTGAACTAATAGATATGTCAGCATTATATCATAGTTATATTAATGCTAATAAAGGGGTATATGCTTTAGGAGAAGATATTAAATTCTTTAATATTTTAAGGGATAAAATGAGGAGTAGTATTAAAGCTAAAGTATTACAATTAGATAATGTAGCTTTAGATGCTGATAAACAAGCACTAGAGGGAGAGATAGACCATTTAACTGTAAGATTATTAGATTTAGGAAATAAGATTAATACTATAAGTAATAATTTACCTACAGCTTTTGATACAGTAGAAACTCTAAAACAAAAGTTACTTAAAGAATCAAATAGTGGTGCAGGTGTTTATGGTGGAGGTACTATTCATAGTAGAGAGAAATAATGGAAAAGCAAATTAAACTTAATTTTGACCCTATTGCTCATAAGTATTCTGATGATAGTGGATTAGTATATACAAGTGTTACTACAGTAATAGGCAAATATGTTCCACCTTTTAATGAGAAATATTGGAGTATGTATACTGCTCTTAGAGATAGTGGATTTAAAGTAAGACCTGATGAAAGTGAAAAGACTATTGTAGTTGATGGACAATTTCGTTCATTAGATTCTTTATATAAGAATCCTATTAATAGTTTTGAAGTTAGTAGACTTATTGATAAATGGAAAGTAATGACTACTGTTGCTTGTGATAGAGGTAATGAAATTCATAATTTTTTAGAGGATGGTATTAATGCTAGTAAAGACGATGATGGTAGTAGTAATGATTTAATTAAACCTAATTTAGTAAGTGCTCTTGGTGCTGTAGGTTTGGTAGCTATTAGAACTAAACATGATTTAGATAAGACTAATATAGAAGAAAGGTTTCCTATAATATATAAGAGATTACTTGCTTATATTAATATGGGTTGTACATTATTTGCTGAAAAGAGAATATATAGTACAGTATATTTAATAGCTGGTATGATTGATGTATTGATTGTAAAAGGCAAACTATTTGCTATACTAGATTGGAAGTCTAATAAGGATGTAATGATGTTCAGAAGTGGTTACTTTAAGAAAGCAAGAATAAATGGGATATGGGCTAAGACTGATAATTTCATTGAAAAGAAATCTTATTTGCAAAGTCCTTTAAATAATGTAGAAAATTGTAAAGGTATGATATATACTTTACAACTTAGTCTATATGCATTTATAATGGAACTTTGGGGATATAAGTTAATAGGTAATGGATTAGAGATTTTTCATATACGTCCAGGACTTGAACCTCAACTTATTAAAGTAGAATATAGAAGAGATGATGTGTTACGTATGCTAGAACATCATAAAACTAAATGTGTATCAAATAAATTAACTACTAACTTTTTAGGAATAAGATAATGAATAATAAAATTAATTTACTACGGTATCAAACTAAACTCGGAGTATTAGAACGAGAGTTTGAAGAACTAAAAAATAAAGCCTCTATTCTTAATAGAGATATTGTAAATAAGAAAAGAGAAATTGAGAATGTTAAATCTGCTATAGACGGATTAGAAGGTAAAAAAATCTATATATCTGAACACGCAGTATTAAGGTATTTAGAAAGAGTTGAAGGTATTGATATTAATAAAGTAAAAGATAAGATATTATCTGATACTAAAATTGTAGATGCTATTAGAACTTTAGGAAGTGGCTCTTATCCTATAAAAGGGGGAATACTTAAAGTGATTGATAATATAGTAGTAACCATACTTAAAAATTAATATATGAAAGAATCAACTAAGGCTGTATTTGTCGATTTAGACCATACACTTATTACAACAAAGAGTGGAAGAAAGTTTCCTATACATAGTGAAGATTGGAAATTTATAGGGGATACTTTGAAAACTATCAAACATTTCTACACTAAAGGGTATAGAATTATTATAGTAACTAATCAAGGTGGTATTGAAGAAGGTTATATAACTGAGAAAATTGTTGTAGCTAAATTAAATGCTGTATGTCAATCTTTGGAAAAACATTTAAAACTAAGAAAGAATTGTGTCAGTTATTTCTATTGCAAACACATGGAAAGTTATAATAGAAAACCAAATCCTGGAATGGGTTATGAAGCTGCTTTAGAATATGAATTAGAATTAGATGAATGCATTATGATAGGAGATACGATAACTGATGAGGAGTTTGCTCGTAAAGCTGGGATTAAAGCTTATTATGATGTTAGTGTTTTAAAAGGAATTGATTGGGATAATTTTTAAAGTATGCATTTAGAATATAGAAGTTATAATATAGTTAATGGTTTAGATTCTGCTTTATTAAAGAGTTTAAAACATGATAGTTCTTTGGAAACTATTAAAATGCCTTTTAAACTTGTAGAAGGTATTACAGGAGAAGAACTATATGAACCTATTGATATAGCTTTCTATGGTACAGAAGCATTCTCAGTTGTAGGTAAAAGATGGTTAGATACTGGAGGTGAAAAAGGTGGTAAATATACAGACCTACATCCTATTTATGATAGTAAGGAATTTAATGTTTTTTGGGATGAAGAAGAACGTAAAAGAAAGGAAGGGGTAACTCTTCCTTGTGCTTTAGTTAAAGGTAAAGACGGTAGATATGTTTTACAAAATTTACATATTACAGGAGAACATTACGGATATCTAAACTATGCTCCTATTAAACGTGTTAGACCTGAAACTTTACTTCTTATTGAAGAATATATTATAGCAGGTAAACCTATTAATGAATTAGCTGAGGATAAAGAAGTTTCTTTACCTCAGTTTTTTGATAGTGATTACTATTATTTTAAAGCTGTTGAGTTAGCTCGTAAAGTAGGCAGACATCTTGTTGTAGGTAAAGCACGTAGAAAAGGATATAGTTATAAAAATGGTTGGGTATGTGCTAATAGAGCAGACTTATATCGTAATTCCACTACAGGGATAGCCGCATTTACATCTGATAGTTTATATCCTAAGGGAACTATGACTATGACTAATGATTACTTACAACATTTAGGCGCTCATACAGATTGGAAGAAACGTAGGTTAATTGATAAGCAGGATACTATTAAGTTTGGATATAAATTAAATGATGGACTAGGTATTGAAAGAGGATTCAAGAGTGCTATTGTTACTGCATCTTTTGCACCTAATAATCCTGGAGCTATTAGAGGTAAGGATGCCGATGTAATACTTATTGAGGAAGCAGGTAAACTTCCTATCTTAGCTGGTGTTTTAGCTTCTACTTTGCCTACATTAAAAGCAGGTAGTATTCTTACAGGATTAATGATTGTCTTTGGTACTGGTGGTGGAGAAGGTAGACAATGGGAAGGATTTGAAGATTTATTTTATAATCCAAGTGCAGATGATTTCTTATCTTTCAATAATATTTGGGATGAAGATGGACATGGTACTGAATGTGGATTCTTTGTACCTAGTTATATGGGTAAAGAAGGATTTATTGATAAACATGGTAATAGTAATGTTCAAGGTGCTATTGAGTATGAGATGATGATGCGTGAGAAGAAGAAAAAGTCTAAGAGTGCGAAGAAACTTACTGACTACATCATGGAAGAACCTTTTACACCAAAAGAGGCTTTTAGTAGAGATAGTAGTGGTATATTTCCAGCAGCAGAACTTGAAGAACAATTACGTAGAGTACAACGTGATGAAGATATTAAAGCATTAGGTAGAACAGGTAATCTAGTTAGAAGTAATAAAGGGCTTATTTTTAAAGATAAGTTATTTATGACTAAAGAAGAACTACAACATTATCATCCACCTATTACAAATTTTCCATTAAAGAAAGAAGATGATGCTCATGGATGTTTTGTAATGTGGAGCCCCCCTTATAGAGATAGACTTACTGGTTTAATACCTTCTCAATTATATAGAATACATCATGACCCTTTTGCAATAGATAAAGATACTAAAGAAGTTTCATCTAGAGATTCATTAGGTGCTTTCTATGTATATGAAAGAAATAATAATTTTACTAATGGATTAGGAGATAGACTTGTTGCTGCTTTTATAGGTAGACCAAATACTGTTGACGAGTATAATGAAATAATGTTTAAAGCTGCTGATTACTATAATGCTATAATTCAATTTGAAAATGATAGGGGTGATGTTAAGAATTATGCTAGACAACATAAGCGTTTACATCAATTAGCTGATGAACCTGATATTGTTTGGAAAAAAGCTTTACAAACTAGTAAGACTGGTAGAAATAAAGGTATGACAATCAATGGTCAACGTAAGTTGGATGGTGTTATATATGTAAGGGATTGGCTAATAAGAAAACGAGGAACTGACGAATTTGGTAATGATTTACTAAATTTGCATTATATTTATTGTGAAGCTTTGTTAAAAGAGTTACTAAGATATAAAATAGATAAAGGTAACTTTGATAGAGTTTCTGCCTTAATAGTAGGACAGTATGACATTAAAGAACAGTTTTTCATTGAAGTACAAAAACCGAGATTACAAACAACTAATGAGAATGTATTTGATAGAGATTTATTCTAACTCTTAATTTAACACATAATAAAGTAATGGCAATATATCCAAGACAAAAACTAACTACTGCTCAAAAGAATACAAAAGACGCTACTACAGGTAAAACACCTATGGAAGCTTCTATTGATTACTTTATTGACGAAACTATTGGATTTAATAATAGAGAAGATATATTAAATGATTATAGATTACTAGAGGGAGAACTTAATGAAAAAGATTATAATTATATATTAAACCCTCTTAATACTACTATTGACCGATATAAAAGATTTGGAACTGTTTTAAGAAATTTTGATATTCTTAGTCCTGTTATTAATTTATATGCAGGAGAGTTTAGCCAACGATTTAAAAACGTACAAGTTTTAGATAGTAATCCAACTGATGACAATCGTTATAAAGAAGGATTAAATCAATTAATTAAAAAGTATTATAATCAACAAGCAATTAACCACTTAAATGATTTAGGGTTAGAAACTAATAATGAAAGTCAAGAACAACCTCCTATTCAACAAGTAGTAGATGAATATAATAGAGGATTTGATGATAATAGAGTTATTACTGGACAAGAGATACTTGATTATATTTACTTTGACCAAGATATAGAAGATAAACATCAAGATGCTTATTTAGATTGGATTAAAGCAGGTATGACTGTAAGTTATAAAGGTATCTTTCATAATGATATAGATTATGAAGTAGTACCTCCTTGGGAATTTAATTTCCCTACTAATTTAAAAAGTAATGCTATTGAAGATGCAGATTGGTGTACAAGACGACAAGTCTTAACTGCTAATCAAATATTAGATAGATGGCATGATAAACTAAGTGAAGCAGATGTTACATGGTTAGAAGAACAAGCTAGAACAGGTAATGCTTTACCTACTAATGGTTATGTTCGTTTACCTACTCAATGGATAAGTAATGATACTGATTATAAAAGTCATAGTATCTTACAAGAAGTAAATGGTTTAGAAGTAAATCATGTACAACATAGAGGATTTAAAAAAGTTGGAGTATTAACTTATATTAGTGAAGTAGGTCAAGTCGAAGAAATGGAAGTAGATGATACTTATAAACTTAATAAAGAACAAGGAGATATAAGTGTTGAATGGGGATGGATAAGTGAAGTTAGAGAAGGTTGGAGAATAGGTAGTACAAGTACAAGATGTATTTATATGGATGTACGTGCTTTACCTTATAACCGTATGGAATTAAATAATAGTTCTGCTCAAAAACTTTCTTACAATGGTAGAATAAATAAAAGTGTTACAGGTAAAGTACAAAGTATTATAACTGCTGGTAGAAGTTATCAACTTATATATAATGTACTACATTATCAATTTGAAAAAATAGTAAATAAGAATAAAGATAAAATTGCAGTTATACCTCAAGGTTTAATACCTAAAGGTGTAGGTGGATGGGATGAAGAAAAATTTATGTATTATGCTCATGCTAATAGTTTAATGGTAATAGATGAAACTTCTCCTACTGCGGCTATAGCTCTTCAAGGTATTAAAGTACTAGATATGAGTTTAGGTGCATTTGCTAAAGAAAGTATTGAATTAATGCAAAGTGTTAAAGCCGAATGGTGGGAAGCTATTGGAATGAATAGACAGAGATATGGAGATAGTAAAGCAAGTGATGGCAAAGGAGTTACTGAACAAGCTATTTACAGAAGTGCTATAATAAGTGAAGAACTTAATAGAAAGTTTGAGAAGTTCCAAGAGAAAGACTATGCTGGATTACTTGATATCTCTAAGGTCGCTTACTTAGAGGGAAAAAAGGGCAAGTACATTAATTCAAGTGGACGTGAAGCTTTTTTAAATATGAATCCTGATGGTGCTATTTGGCATTTAGAAAGTGATTATAATATTCATGTTAAAAATAGTAAACGTGAAAGTGATAAAATTCAAATGGGTAAAGATTACGGATTTAGTTTAGGTCAAAATGGTGAAGTTGGTTCTATGTTAGAATTAATAGATAGTAATAATTTTGCTAAGACTAAAGAAGTAATTAAGAAAATGGATGCTCTTAATAAACAAAAAGAACAAGCTACCCAAGAATCTGCTCAAGCTAGTAATGAAAGTATTGCTAAACTAAATGCCGATAGCCAACAAGCAGAACGTGATGTTAAAATATATGAAGCTGATAAAAAATATGAAACAGCTATTGATGTTAAGTTATTAGAATTAGGTCAAGATATTGATACACCCGATAATGAAGGTAAAGGAGATAATAGGATGAATGATAAGATGGATGCTCATAAAATAAACATTGATACTCGTAAACAAGCTTTAGATGAAAAAGATTTCGGAAGAAAGAATCGAGAAACTAATGCTAAGATTACTGCATTAAAGAATAAACCAACAAGTAAATAATAATTAATAATAGATTTTATAACTAATAATAAAAATTATGGTAGACAATGCTCCAGACATTAGTTTAGATAATGTCTTAAACACAGGAACAGATGGGAATAGAGCTCCTATTCAATCTGTAGCAGCTGTAGTAAAAGATGGAAGTGATTTAAGTAAAGATACTCCTCCTGCTGATACTTCTTCTGCTGATGTAACTCAAGCAAATACTGATAATCTGAAAGGATTATTTAGTTCTTTTGTAGATGAAAGTAAATTAGATGATACTAATAAAACTATTCGTCAAGGTTTATTAGAAAAACATAAAGGTACATCTTTTGATTCTAATGGTAATATATTAGATGCAGAAGGTAAAGCTATTGTAAACTTTGAAGATTTACTTAAATATGCTACAGAAGAAGATGCCCTTACTCTAGATGCAGAAGGTAATCAAATTGATGGAGAAGGTAAAGTAATCAAAACTAAAGTTGAACTTGCAGTTGAAAATACTACAGTAAACAAATTACATGCTGATTCTGATTATGAATTTGTAGATGAGAAAGGTAATACTAAAATATATACAGATGATGATGCAGGTATTGCTGAATTTACTAATGATGTAGTTGCCGAAAAATTTAATGAATGGAAAAGTGCATTTTTTGGGCAACAACCTGAACTAGCTGAAATTGCTAAACATATTCTTGCTGGTGGACAATTAAAAGATTTTAATAGTGCTGTAGATTATTCTAAAGTAGATACTAAAAATTTATCAAAAGAAGAAAAGATAAGTTATATTAGACGTTCTTTTGAAGTTAAAGGTTTAGAGAAAGATAGAATAGACGGACTTATGCAATTATTTATTGATAGTAATTCTATTGATAGTGAACTTGCTCGAGCACTTCCTTCTTTACAAGCTCACGAAGCAAGTATAGCACAACAACGTAATGATAATTATGTTAAAAGTGTGGAAGATAAAAATAATGAAATTCAAGCATATTGGGATGAAGTAAATTCTATAGTTGTTAAAGGGCAACTTGGGACTATTGCTATTCCAAACGAAGATAAAGAGGCTTTCTATGATTACTTATCTTCTGCTGTAGATAATAGTGGAAATAGTAAAGAAATGCTAGATAGAAAAAAAGAAACTAAAGAACAACAATTAACATTTGCTTATCTTAGATTTAAAGGTTATGACTTATCTAAATTAGTAGATAGTAAAGTTAAAAGTCAAAAAGTACAATCTCTAAAAGAATTAATTAAACAAAGTGCAAAATTACAAAATGCTCCTGTAAATGATACAACAAAGAAGATAACATCTGGAGAATCTAACATTACGATTAGCTCTTTATTAGGTTAAACAATTATTAATAATTAAATTAAATTTTCTCAAGATGGAAAACACATTAACTGCTCAAAATTCAAGTCGGATTCTAATACATGAACAATTCGATGGTAAAGGTTTCACTAATAATAATTCGCTAGCTGCTATGCGACTTACTAAAGCTGATACCTTAAATCCTGTTATTACTCATTTAATGGGTCAAGAAAACAAAAAGTTTCCTTTGACTTTTTTAACTGAAGGACAAAAAGGAGGTCTTAAACAAAATTCTATAGAAGATATAGAATATAATTGGCCTGTTATGACAAGAATGAAGAAATCTGATGCTATAGTATCACATGAATATGCTTCAAATGCTACTCCCGGAATAGGTGGAACTACATTTAAAGTTGTATTTAAAAGTGATTGGCTAAAACAACAACATTTAATTCATTCTCCAAATGGTGTACAAGCACGTGTGCAAAGTAAACCAACACCTGTATCTAATGGTTTTGAATATACCTTAGTTATTATCTATAGAGATAGAAGTGAGTATTGCCCTATAAGTGAACTTGTACCAAATACTCGTTGGTCTATGGTAGGTGGTGCTCCTGTTTCTGAATCTTACTCTAGTGGTAATGAAAGTAATAAACAAGCTCCTGGTAAACTAAAGAATCAGATTTCTATTATTAGAAAATCTTATGAATTTGGTGGTAATATAAGTAACAGAACTGTTGAGTTCCAATTCAACATTAATGGTACAACTACTAACTATTGGATGCCTTTTGAAGAGTATCAACATGAGATGGAATTTAAAGAAGCTTGTGAGGAACACTTATGGTGGTCTAAATATAACAGAGATGCTCAAGGTAATATTACTACTATTGATGCTGAAACTGGTTTCGCTATTCCTATTGGTGCAGGTATCAATGACCAAATACCTCATCAAGATACTTATGGTATGCTTACTGTTCAAAAATTAAGTAATACTGTAGGTGATTTATTGTATGGTGGTACTGATACAGGAAATATGGAAGTTGTTCTATTTACAGGTATTGGGGGTTCTCGTGAATTTGATGCGTCAATTAAACGTGAATTAAATGGTACTGGTGGTTGGACACTTATTACAGGTGGTGTTGCTGATAAATTTGTACAAGGTGCTGCTGGAAGTAAAGGATTATCATTTGGTGCTTATTTTAGTTCTTATAAACACGTAGATGGTCATACTATTACTATTAAGTTACTTAACTTATTAGATTTTGGTGGACGTGCTGATAACTCTCCTAAACATCCTGTTAGTGGTTTACCTCTAAGTTCTTATGAAATGTATTTCGTAGATATGAGTACTTATGACGGAGAACGTAACGTACAAATGGTTACACAAAAAGGTCGTACTATGGTTCGTGGTATTGAGCAAGGTATGACTTTAATTAAAGGTAATAGTTATGGTGACTATAGTGGTAATGGTAAAAACTTAATGTTGGCTACTGACCAAGATAAAAGTTCTGTTCATTTCCTTAAAACTCTAGGAGTTGTAATTCGTAGAAATACTCATTGCTTTAAACTAAGTTGTGATTTATCTTAACTAGTAAAGAAAACAATTAATCTAAATTTATAATGTAGATAAGGGCAAATAGAACATTTGCCCTTATACTTTAAACAATAAAAATAATAATATTATGCAAAACGATGTTAAATACAGAAGTACATTAGAAGTATCTATTAGAAGAAAACATTTAAAAGGATTGCCAGGTGATGACAATACTCTTCATAATCTTAATGTAGGTTCTTCTCTTAAAGGTAGTGGACCTCTTAGAGGTTTAGATTACGATGAAGAAATTTTATATCTTCCTGAAATTATAGGTATATCTCCAACTGATAATGAGTGGAGAAAATCTACTATTGAATATTGGAATAATATACGTGTACCTATTCCTGCTGATGGAGTTGGAACAAATGTTTTACAAGGTAAAGTTCTTAAATTTACAGTAGCATTTAAAACTGCTGAAGAAAAAGACAACTTCGATAAGGTTCTTTCTTTTGAAGAAAAAGCTATTATATCTAAAAGAGGGGAAGTAATTGATGGTGTAGCTGATTATATACTTTGGAGATATTGTTTAGTATATAGTAAAGTTGCTAATCGTTTTGAAGATGTAGATAAATCTCCAAAAATTTTATTTTATCTTTATAGTAAAGGTAATGAAACTTTAGTTGCACATAAGGCATTTAAAGCCCGTATTAAAGCTCAGACATTATTTACAAGTATTCTTATGAAAGAAGATGTAATTAATTCTGTATTACTTATGTTTGACCAAGATTTATCTGTATTTGAAAATTTACAAGATAAACATTTAGCTTTAGACGCTTTAATTAAAACTCGTGCTGCTGATTTTATTACTTTTGTTGAAGATACAAATTTAGAAATAAAATCTATTATTCGTACTGCTGTTGATAAAAGAATCCTACATCGTCCTACAAATACCGATAGTTATTATTTCGGAGAAAACAATGATGTATGTTTAGGTGCTACTTTATCTGATGCCGTACTATATTGGAAATCTACTGAACCAAGAAATGCTGAAATAGTTAAAGCTATTACTGCAAGACTTAAACAACTATAAAAGATTATGACAACCCAAGAAATGCATATTGAAATTGATTTAGATTTACAAAAAATCAATAGTCAAAATACTAAGAATTTATTACCTCAAGAAAAAGATTGGTTTCTTAATAGAGAAGTTATTAACTATCTTATTAGTAAAACTACTCCTAGTTCTAATGTAAAACAATTAGGGTTTGAAGATACTGCAAAAAGGGTTGAGGATATCAAAGACTTTATTAGAGTTAAAAATATACCTATTGAAACAAATAATAGAGGGGAGAAATTTATTGTTCTTCCCTCAAATTATTTTGGTTATATTAGATTTGATGCCTATTCTTATCGAAATTGTTCTAATATAAATATTGCTGCTGTAAATGCTACAAGTTATAGAAGTACATTTAAAATAGAATTACCTGCAACTGAATTAACTGCTTATAAAATAGAAGTTGTTACTCCTACAGGTACAAAAACTCTTTTTGACCTTTCTAATTTACCTAGTGGTTATTTTGTTAATGCTGAATTTAAAAAACAAAAGTTTCTACTTATTAATGCTCTAAAGGTAATACTACCTAGAACTCTTAAAACCGAACTATCTCTGGAATCTTCTTTATACTGGGAAATTGAAGGATATAATTATGAAGCTGATTCTTTTATTCTAGAAACAAAGAATGAAATTAGTAATGTAATTATTACAACTAATGTTACTCCTAAGAATCATACTGTAACTACTAAAGTATATAGTACTTATGCTAAGGCACTTACTCCTTTAAAAGCGAAAATACGAGTTATAGACGATGAATTTTTGAGTGATGTTGAAACCTCTCACTTGTCAAAAAGTCGAGCAAATTCACCCACTTCTGCCTTAAAGCAAGGGGTTTTAGAGTTGTCTAATTTGTCAAGTGCTATATTTGGCAGTATAGATATTACCTATATTTGTAAACCTAATATAATAGATTTACTTTTAGATAGTAATTTAAATGTGAGTAATCGAGTTGCTAAAGAAGTTGTTGGAAATACTATTAGAGTTCTAAAGAATGTACTACAAGACCAAAATTATCAAGCTTATGCTCAAGAAAATATTTTAACTGAATAATAATAATAAAAACGATAAAATTATGAATAGAATTTTTGTATTAAAAGATGTTGCATACGCTTCTAAAGTAGGTGGAGGTGTTATTGCAAGTGCAAAAGAAGTAAACGTGCTTAGCAAAGGTGCATTAGCTTTTTTTACTGATAGAGGATTATTATTAACTCCTGCAAACGCTGCTGCTACTTTACCTGATGTTAAAGAAGTTATGATAGCTGTAGGTAGAGAAGCTGACACACAAGTTATTACAATTCCTCGTAGAATTGTTAATATTAATCGTGCTAATTATAGAGCTTTTGTTAAACCTGTATTTACTGTTGGACCACTTAGTATTTTGGCTGGTGCTGTTGGAGAAGCTTTTATTAAAGTTTCTGATATTTCTTTTACTTCTAGATATTCTCCTAGACTTGTAAATGCATCTGTTTATAAAAAAGCTGGGGACACTATTGAATCTGTAGTAGATGCTTTAGTTGCAAAATTAAATGGTGTAGGTAGTTTTGTAACTGCTTCTAAAGTAAACTTAGATGGTGCTTATGAAGTATCTACAATTGTTGTTACTGCAGCTGCTACTGCAGCTGGTACTGCAACTGTTTCTTTAAATGGTGTAAGTGTTAATTTACCTTTAACCGCTGATACTATTGCAGTTAATACTAATGAAATTGCTGCAGCTATTGATGCTTTAGAAGATTACACTGCTGTTAGTGATGGTATTAATAAAGTAACTATTACTGCTGTTGCGGCTGGAGTTCAAACTGATATTGCAACTTATGCTGCTGGTACTGCTACTACTTCTGCTGCTACACTTGCTGTAGTAACTCAAGGAGTAGATAGTACTAATACTTTATTTAGTATTGTTATTACCCCTAAAGAAGATGAAGTTGCCATTGAAATTAATATGGGAGGTTTGATTGAAAATAATGATAAAGTTTTAAGCACTGCTCCTGTTTATGGTATTGGTAGAGGTATTGATGCACTTCAAATGGAGAAAGATTTTAGTACTGAAGAAGGTAATGGAAATTATACTGAATATACTGCTGAATGGTATTCAAGAGTTATGGAAGCTGTAGCCTCTTCTAATTATGATATGATTACCCTTTTATGGGAAGGAGTACATAGCAGTCCAACTGTATCTAAAAATGTTATGAAAAATAGAGTTATCATTGCTACTGTTAATGGTATTTCTGGAGGTAATGGACAAAGTGCCGCAAGTATTATGACTTTATTAGCTTTGATATTTTCAACTGCTTACACTAGTACAACTGGTACTGAAACTGTAACTGATAGTGGTACTGCTTACGATGGTATAGCTGGTAACTAAAAACTTTAAAAAATTATTTAGCGATAAGTAATAAATAGTAAATAAGTTTGTTAATAAATTACCCTTACTGATAATATTGGTAAGGGTTTTTTTAAATCTAAAAATATGGCTCTACTATATAACTTTGATAAAATAAAAGATAATCATGTACTAAGTGTTTCTCAAAATTCTAGTTTTGAGTTATATTATATATCTGATAAAAGCAATAGTTTAGTAATTACTGATACAATACTAAATGGTGCTTCTACTACTATGCCAACTACCAAAGATGGCGAATATAAATTAATTGTAAAAGCTACAGCAGAAACTGATGTAATAATTCTTTTTCAAGTTGTTAAATATTTACAAAATTCTATTATAAGAGAAGCTAGATTACTTCTTTGTGGGGATACTGCTAATGGATGTACTCCTAATACTGCTAATTGCCTAACTAAAGCTGGAAAACAAGCTTTGACTCATAAGTCTATATTTGTTAAACTATTAACTTTTCAAAATTTATCTATACCTGCTTACAGTCCAATGTATTCTGTAAGATTTCTAAATCTTTTAGAAGAAGGTATTAAAACTTTTACTTGTAAGATTCAAACTTCTATTAATAGAATTATGCAAGAAGAATGTATTACAGGCACTGTAAAAGATGTTGAAACTTTATTTAAAGTATATGTTGCTTTATATTGGGCAGGAATGTATTTTATAGAAAGAGCAATTGCTATTGGTGATGCCGAAGAACTTGAGTTTATTAAAACAAAATTTGATTATGATGCTATTGTGGCTTGTCTATGTAGTACTTGTATTGATATAGAAATGTTAGAAATTTTATATAATGAAGCTACTATGCCTCCTGAACTTTATTCATTCCAATTTGATAATATTGTAGATAATATTTCAAATGCTAACAAAATTACTGAATCATTCCTTACTACTTATGCTACAGTACATACTGAAGAAAGTATGATTACAGGAAAACAAATTACTTATGTTAATACTGGTAGAATAGGTTTTGCTGTTAGAAACAATCAAAACGGTTATAGATTTTTAGATAACTTCTCTAATGATATAACTGATTTAGTATTTGATAAAGCTTTTGATAGTTTACGAAATTTAGATATTTATATCTCAAAAGAATATTATACTCCTAGTACAATTTATTATAGATTTATAACTTCTTAGTTATGGCATTTATAGATATTTTAACGTCTTTTCGTGTTCCTGCTCAATTTCCTTTAGATATAAAAGGTTACGCTTTAAGTCTTGCTGATATGCAAGACTTAGGCGTTAATGATGTAAAAGCCTTTACATATTATGAGGATATGAAAGTTATATGTGTTGAAACTCATTTAACGTATAATTGGAGAGAAGAAAGAGAAATAGGTGAAGTAGGAGTACTTCCTGTTAGTTTTACGTATCCTAATGGAGCTATTGCTGCTGGAATTAATTATAGTAATAGAGTTTTTAATTTTTTTGTAAGTAGTGAAGGTAATCAAAATAATCTTGTAAGAGTTATTACTATTCCTACTACAACTGCATTAAATGCCCAACAAGTTGCAAATTGGATAAATGAAGTTGGATTAGAAGTTGAAGAAGATGAAAATGTTATCTTTGAAATATTAAATATTTCTGCTCCACCTCTTCCTTTACCAACTGACCCACCACCTGTTAATCCTCCTCCTGTTGAACCACCTATTGAAGTACCTATATTAAGTGCTTCGATTCCATTAACTCTAACTGCTACTGTATTAAATTATACAGATGTTAAATTAGATTGGTATCCAAATGGAGATACAGCTATTGTAAAATATAAATTAGTTTATACCGATACTATTACAGGTACTACAATAGTAGATAATTTAAGTAATTTAGATATAACTACTAAGACTTTATTAGGTTTAGTTTCAGGACGAAGATATGAAGCTTATGTTATAGCTTTCGATACCGTAGGGAATGAAAAACAAAGTAATACAATTGTATTTACATTATATACTCCTACTGTTATTCCTACTCCTGTTTTAACTGTTGAATCATTTACTGATACTACAGTTGTATTAAGATGGAGTGTAGAAAGTTCTTTTGCCCATGATAGATTTGAACTTTATCAAGTTGGTGTAGGAAAAATTTATGATACTGTTAGTGCTATAGATTTTATAAAAACTGTAAGTGGGTTGTTAGCAAATACTTTATATCAATACTATGTTATAGCTTATTCAGGGGCAACTTTTTCAAATCCAAGTAATACTGTAAGTGTTACCACACTAACTAGTGTAAGTCAACCTTTGACAACTCCTGTTATTTATAATATGTATGGGTCTTATAATAGTATTACATTTGGAGTTAATATACCTTTTGTAGAAAATACCCGTATTCTATCTTACAGAGTTGCTTATAGAATTTTAGGACTTAATACTTGGAAAGAGGTATTAACTGCTAAGGGAGTAAGACAAGTTCTAAAAAATTTAGAAAGAGATACTACATATCAAATAAAATTACAAACTATAGGATTAGATGGAATACTTGTTTCTGATTGGAGTAATATTATAACTGAAACTACTTTAAAAGAAAGTGGAGCAAGTATGAATGTAACCCCAATACAAGGAACAAATACTGCAACTATTCTTATTTATAATGGAGAACCTTATGGTACAGTTAAAATTCAATTTTTTGCTAACTTAGGTACTATAGGCGGAAGTATAGTTGCTTTTGCCCCTTCTAAATTTGCAGGAGTTACAACTAATGGTGGAAGTCTTCAAGCAGGTTCAAATAGTATAGGGAATGTAACTGTTACTTTAAATGAATTTGGAGAATATACTGATACATTTTATATTGCAAGTTGGGTATTAACAGATTTAAGCTATTGGTTAGCTAATCCTACAAAAGGGGCTAGTGGAAGTATTCAAATAGTAACCTCAACAAATGGAATTAATTATGCTAAAAGTAAAGGCTTTTTAGTTATTCCAAAAGATTTCTTATAATATAATAAAAAATAATTATGAGTTTAGGTATATTTAAAAAAGGAAAAGGTAGTTATAAAAGTGATAAGACTTTAGCTACAAAAGAAGATATATATTTAGTAAAAGTTGTTGATAGAACTTCTCAACTAACTAATGATGGAGAGAATGGTACTGATAAGTTTATTAGTATCAAAGATTTAGTTAATACTAATAATAGTGGTATTATCAGTGGTAATGGGATTAGTTGGATTGAGGGATATACTTTTGAAGTTAGTAGTTATACATATGGTATTAGAGGTAAAGTATATACTGCCCCTATTACTCGTGTTACCTTAGATGCTTCTGATGCAGTATTAAATAGAACAGATGTTATTGTAGGAACTTTTGATAATGAAGGAAAAGGGTATATTAAAGTTATTAAAGGTACTAATGGTGCAATTGCTGTTAAACCCTTTATAAATCAAGAAACGGAGATTGAAATAACTACTATTGATATAGATGCTAATACTACTCAACCTAGTAATCTAACTAGTAATGTTATATATAATGAGGGCACTGAATCCACCTTTTCTGATAATACAGGGGGAAGAGTAGATTATGCCTTTTTAACTTCACCTTTTATTGGAACTAAATCTATTAAAGCTACTAATTTTACAAGTGGAGATATTATAGAATTTTTATTAAATGCTGAATTTATTCCTGCAACTTATGAGGCTTTTCAATTTCAGATTGCAAGTCTTTCAGGCAAGTGGCAAAATAATGGTACTATTAAATTAGGGTTTTTTAAAGATGCTACTAGAGTAAGTGAGTGGGTAATTATTGATAGTAATATTACAAATCAAGCTGGTAATCCTTATGCTTTTGATAGTATTAATACTGCTTGGCAAAATGTTTTTATACCTTTTAATGTATTTAATTTTAGTGGTAGTGCTAATAAGCTTGTAATTCAGAAAGATGATAATAGAGGTACAGATACTTTTAAATTAGATTTAATTAGACTGCAAGGTGGTGTAGGAGGTACAAGTCCTATTATACTTGTAGAACGTACTGACCAACTTCAAAATACAGGAGCAAATAATACTAGTACTTATGTAGAACATAATGAACTTGCAGATGTGGCTACTACTGGTAGTTATAATGATTTATTAGATAAACCTATTATTAAACAAGGGATTGAAAATAGATATGCAGATATAACTGCCTTATTTGCTGACCAAGTAAATCAAACAAATAAAGGTATACAATTTGTTGCTGATGCTACAGGAGATATAACTGTAATTACTGGATATGCTTATTATGAATATCTTGGTACTACTGTTGGAAATATTACAGATTATCGTAAGCTTTCTGAACAAGAAACTATGGATTTAATTCCTATTACTACTACAAGTCAACTAACTAATGATGGTGCTGATGGTATCAATCCTTTTATATCTGCAAATGATGTAGTAATCCCACTTGCTGAAAAACTAGCTGTAAGTGCTACCCATTTAACAGGATTAACTTTTACTGTAAATGCTGATAGATTTCCTGCTGGAGGACTTTGGTGGACATCTGTTCAAGGTGATGTTACTTTAGATGCTTCGGATGTTACTTTTGATAGGTTTGATTTACTTGTTGCAAGAACTAATGGCATAGTAGGTAAAATAACAGGTGAAGCAAGTGCTAGTCCTTTACAACCTAATTATGATGCAGAAACAGAATATCCTATTAGATTTGTATTGGTACAAGCTAATGTTACAACTGTTGGTGGATATTCTAAAGAATTAGTATTTGATGAAAACACAGGAGAACCTACTGAATATACATTTAGTACTACAACTCCTGCAAGTGTTGGTATATCTACTCTAGATAAGTATTCAGGACTTAGTTCTATATTAGCTATAAATTCTAATGCACCTCATATTTTATTTACTAACAATGTTAATAATTTAACTAAAAATATTAGTGGTCTAACATGGTGGCTTAAATTAAGAAGTTCTTACGGACAATCTAACTTAAATGTATATTTCTATTTAGATAATAATTTAGTATGGTCTTATGCCTTTAAAAACGGTAAACATGGCTTTGATTCAAGTCTATTAGTATGGCAAAAAATAATTATTGATATTGAACTTCTTAATATACCTCTAGGAGAGTTTAATAAGATAATTCTATCTGCAAGTAAAAGTGGACATAATGGTTTTTATATAGATGAAGTAGAATTACATTTAAATACTACTATTGTTACTCCTCCTAGTACAGATATTATTAAGAATACTTCTCAATTAATTAATGATGGTGAAAATGGTACAGATAAATTTGCAAGAGAAAGTCAATTACATACTCATGAAAATAAAACTGTATTAGATTCAATTACACAAGGATTAATTGATGCTTGGCAAAGTGCTTCTACTTGGGTTGTGGATAATGGTGCTAATGTATTAACTCATTTAGGTAGAACAGATAATCCTCATGGAGTTACTAAAGCACAAGTTGGACTTGAAAATGTTACAAATGATGCACAAATACCTTTAGCATTAAAGGGTAGTCCTCTTGGTGTTGCTGAATTAGATGCACAAGGATTTGTGGTTAATACTCAATTACCTAGTTATATTGATGATGTATTAGAATTTGCAAATTTAGCTTCATTCCCTGTAACAGGAGAAAGTGGTAAGATATATATAGCGATTGATACTAATATAACTTATAGATGGTCTGGTACTGTTTATGCTCCAATAGGAAGTGACTTAGCTTTAGGAGAAACTGCTTTAACTGCATATAGAGGAGATAGAGGTAAAATAGCTTATGACCATAGCCAGACTACTCACGATAAAACTTTTGTTGGTTTAGGTAATGTTGAAAATGCAACAGCTAGTTTACTTTACGAGCCGATTTTTACTAAAAATACAGCTTTTAATAAAAACTTTGGTAGTACTGCTGGTACAGTTGCGGAGGGAAATCATAATCATAATACCGCTTATTTAGGAATAAATGCAAAAGCATCAGATTCAGAATTATTAGACGGATTAGATTCCACAGCATTTGCTTTAAGTGGACATAATCATAGTGGGGTTTACGAACCAGCAAATGCTAATATCCAAGCACATATAAGCTCAACTTCTAATCCTCATGGAGTTACTAAAGCGCAAGTAGGATTAAGTAATGTTGACAACACATCAGACTTAAACAAACCAATTAGCACAGCTACACAAACTGCATTAGATTTAAAAGCAAACATAACAGATTTATTACCTCAAAACGATTTAGCATACGGACAAGCTATATTAGACAATCATAGAAGTAGAGTGTTAGCAGATTTAGGTAAATCAGAGCCAAGTAATGCAGCTTATCAATTAGGGTTGATGAAAAATCAAAACTTGTTAAGAGGTGCTAAAATATTAATGTTACCTACTAATTCTAAGGCAGGGAAATTACATAGTATTAAGCCTATTGATGGCACAGGCGATTTCACTGTTTCAAGACCTGCTTCATCAGGTTTTGCAGGAACACGAATCAATGAAGATGGATTGATTGAGAATGTAGATGCAGATGTGCCGAGAATAGATTTTACAAATGGGTGCGGTGAACTTTTAACAGAGCCACAATCGGTAAATCTAATCACTTATCCACGTTCATTTGATAATGCTTATTGGACTAAATCCAATGTAGAAGTTTCTGCAGATAGTACTTTTGGAGATGAAAAAATAATAAATGGTGCTTTTGATACCGATACAAATTGGACAAAATCAACTAATGCAACGATAAATGGTGGTGTAGCTACATTAACAGCAAACAGTGGTAATGTTTATATACAACAAACAAACTTATGGGGTGCAAATACTTTTAATAAGAAGCATATAAGGGTTACATATACAGTTACGCAAAACACTTTAAATGCAGGTGATTTAAAAATTGGTGGGTTTGGTGGCAGTGATTTTATTAATACTATATTTTTAATACCAAAAACAGTTGGCACTCATAACATTGATTTACAAGTATTAGGTAGTATCAATGAAAACTCAATTACTATATACATCCAATCAGGTTCAACAAGTGGATTAATTTCTTTAGACGATATATCTATAAAAGAAGTAAAATCTTTTCCGTCACCACACGTTCAATATCCTACAAGTGCGTTTAAGTTGGTTGCCACTTCTGCAAATGGGTTTATTCGAAAAATTACAACAGGAATAAATGCTTCACCTTATTCTAATATTTTTTGGATAAAAAGATTAGTAGGTACGGGTCAAGTTAGTTTAATTGGGGTTAATAATGTAGATATGCCTATAACCTTGACAACTGAATGGCAGTTATTCTCATCTACCGTAACATCAACATCAACATCTATTTATAGTGGTGTGAAATTAGCCACAAGTGGCGATGAAGTAATGATAGCCTTCGCCCAACTAGAACAACAATCATATGCAACCTCTTTAATGATGCCAGTAACAGAGGGCTCAACACAGCAGAGAAATGCTGATGTGGTAACTGTAAATCCACCAACAGGAACAACACAGATTTTAGAAATGATAAACGGAGTTGATATTTCAAGAACGGTTGCAACACCTTATACTGTTTCTTTAAATAGAATCCAAAAAATAACAATGCAATAATATGAACAGATATTCATTTTCAACAGAAGCACAAGCACAAGAATTGATTGCGATGCTTGAATTAAAAGAGGGTCAAACCGTATCAGAGTTGATACACGGTATTCAAATTTGGGGATTTGAAGATAAGTATTCCTTTGATTCAGAAACAAAAGAATCAATATTAATTAAGAAAGGTCTAACGTTCAATGTTGATGTTGTTTGGAAAGATACACCACCAATTGAGTGGGATAAGTACGAAGTATTCCCTAAAACGCCAAGTCATTTATAATGAAAAAGATAATTGAATTAATCGAATCACTTACCTTACCATTTGCAACGGATAAAGTTTTACATTTTATTGTAGGATTTATTATTTCAATGGCAGTATTCTTTATTACCGATAGTATTATGGCTGGATTAATAACTACTTTCTTTTTAGCTTGGTTTAAAGAATTTAAAGATGAAATGGATTACGGTGGCTTTGATTGGATTGATTTAGCTTTTACAGTAGGCGGTGGAATAATATTTAGTTTAATAACCTTAATTATAAATTATGTCATATAACAGAAATTCATTAGACCAATTAATCCAAGTAGATCCTACAACAATTTCTAATCCTATAAGTGGTGAAGTAATACGAGGTGTTTACAATGGATTACATTGGACAAGAGATAGTGCAGGAACTATTATTTATGGAGCACCAGCATCAGGGTCAGCTAACTATATTCAAGACCGTATTGCTTCCGCACAAACTGCTAGTATATGGGTTACTGGATATATTCGTTCTAACCTGGGAGTGGTGTTGGCAAACAATTATTGGTTATTAGGTAGAAATGTTGCCGATAATACGGCATTAGAGATTGTACGAATAAATTCATCAAACCAAATTGAAATAGGAGTAGGAGGTAGAGCAACAATTTGTTCAGGTAGTGTTACGGCTACAGATTTCAACGGTATAACAGGTATAAATGACACCCTAACATCTACATCTACTACTTTAGCTTTAACAGCTAATAAAGGTAAGGAGTTGCAGGATAATAAAGTAGGTAATGATACAGATATTTATACAGCTTCTGCAAAGGTTACAAAAATGATTACATTATCTCAATCAGAGTATAATGCAATAGGCACTAAAGATGCTAACACAATGTATATAATTATTTAATTATGGGAAAAGTTAAATTAGGTAATGGACTTAATATAGAAGATGTAAAACTTGGTAGTACACAAATTACTAAGATTTATATGGGTACTGAACAGATATTTCCCGATTGTAGTTTAGATGTGATTGGTTATGATAATTTAGGCAGTTTAGTAGCTATTACACTATATACATTTAATCCAACAACTTATGTTTTGGTTGGTACTTATAACTTATTTCATAATGGAGTTAATGGGGTTATATCAGTTGGGACTGTAATATCTACAAGTAGTACTGGTTCACCAGTATTTGACGGTACAGTAATAGGCAGTAATCTTGGGTACTTAGATGTTGATAATTATTATAATAGTGGTACTCAGTATAGTATAAATTCATTAGGAGTAGTAACAGCAATCTCTGAACATATAACATAAATGGCACTAAGAAATATAACATTTAAGAAAACAAATATAGGAGGTAATACTGGTAATTATTTTATTAGTATAGATTCTCCCAGAACTCTATTAGCTTCTAACGTAACAAGAGCGCAATTAGAAGCAGGATATACAATAAATAATATAGACACTACTCATACAGTATTCATAATAAGTAGTACATCTTCATTATGTAATAATAGTGTCTACGTTACTATACCATATGTAGCAGATGGAACACCACCAACTCAGCCAACAAATTTAGCAGGTACAGGACAAGGAACTTATATACCTTTATCTTGGGATGCATCTACTGATAATGTTGCGGTTACAGGATATAATATTTATAGGGATACTGTTTATTACGACACAAGTGCAACTAATAGTTATGATGATTTATCTGTTACTGCAAATACTGATTACACTTATAAAGTACAAGCATTTGATGCAGCAAATAATTTATCAGAATTTAGTAGTTCAGTAACTATCAATTCAGGTGATATAGAACAATTAACAATAATTTAAAATAAGTAAACAATGGAACAATTTTTAGTAATTTTAGCAATGGTATTAGTAGCAGGTTTTATAGGCTACAAAGTTTACCAAATGAGTAAAGACAATAATACACCAAGCACTGGTACAGGAACTGGTGGAAGTGGTACAGGTACTCCTACTGAAGGAGAAAGACCTACAAAAGATTTTCCTGATGAATTAAAATCAGAATAATTATTTAAACAATTAAATATGGTAAAAGCAGTAGAAATTCTAAGTTCTTGGGCTAGGTTCTTTAACCCTACCCAAGAACAATTAGAAATTGCACGGCATAGAGCTATTATGTACGATACTTGTGGCGCTAAACAAGAACTTGATGAAGAGGTTCTTATTGAATATGTAGCATAAGAATTCTTAACGAAAGAGACTTCTATTCTAGGAAAGTTTAAGTGTACTGCATGTGGGTGCTCACTAGCAGGAAAAATATTTTCTCCCCTTACCCCAAAGGATAAGGTATGTCCTAGAAATAAATGGAAGTATTAAAGAAATAATTTGCAAATTGTTCTTATATTTGTAAGGACTTACTAATTATTAACTAAATAAATAAATAAAATGAGTATATTTCCTAAAGAATCAGCCAAAGGGTATAAAACAACACTAATAGCTATTATTAGTTTATTTCTTATTATAGCGTGTTTTATTGCTCTTTTTACTAAGGTGATAACTGGTGATGAGTTATCCACTTTAATAACGGGTATTACTGCTGCATCAGTAGTTGTTTTAGGACTTTTTACAATGATAATGGTACAAATACAAACG